ATGCTGCGCGATGCGACGATTCCGTCGCTGACTGAGTTTCTTGATGAATTGGGAATCCGATTCGAAATCAACCGGGGTGAAAACTATCTGGCAATTCCGGAGATCGGTTCGCGGATTCTATTTCGCGCGGTGGAGGAGTTCGAGCGGCTACGCGGAAGTAACCTCGCGTGGTTCGGCGTGGATGAGCTGACGTACACATCGCAGGAGGCGTGGCTCCGGCTCGAAGGACGGCTGCGCGATCCGAAGGCGACGCAACTGTGCGGGTTCGCAGTGTGGACGCCGAAGGGCTACGACTGGGTGTACGAGAGGTTTCTGGAATCGCGGGTCAAAGGGTACGAGACGATCATCGCGAAGCCGTTCGAGAACCGGTTTCTGCTAGAGCAGATCCCGGATTACTACGAGCGACTGAAGCATAGCTATGATCCCCGGTTCTATCGGCAGGAAGTGCTCGGGGGTTACCTGCATATGCATGCGGGCCGAGTCTATGATGCGTTCGACCGGAATGGCAACGTGCGCGACGTCGAACTGAATCCGAGTCTCCCGCTGCTGTGGGCGCTGGATTTCAACGTTGATCCGATGTCGTCGGTTGTGGCGCAAAGGAATGGCGATGAGCTGGCCGTACTGGATGAGATTGTTCTGAGCAGGGCGACGACGATGCAGGCGTGCGAGGAGTTTCGGGGGAGATTCTCCTCGCACGCGGCGGGAATGAAGGTGTACGCCGACGCGAGCGGCGCTCGGATGCAAACGACGGGAACGTCGGACTTGGACGTACTGAAGAAAGAGTTCGGGGACGGAGCACACGGGAAAGTTGAGTTCAAGGTTCCGAAGGCGAATCCGGCCGTGCGCGAGCGCGTCGCACTGGTGAACGCGAAGTTGGGAAATGCGGCGGGAGTACGGAGTCTCGTTGTTCATTCGGCGTGTAAGGAACTGATTAAGGACTTCGAGCAGGTCGCGTATAAGGACGGCAGCCAGGTGATCGATAAAGAGCGCGATTCAAAGAGAACGCATTTGTCGGATGCGCTGGGGTACCTGGTGTGGCAGGAGTTCGGCAAGCGAGTTACAGCGGGAGAGCGTGGAAAAAGGTTGCTTTAGGGCTGATTGAGGGGAGAAACATCGTGTTTGATATCGACCAAGAACATCCGGATTACACGGCGCGTAAAGCGACATGGGCCAAGTACCGCGACCTTTACGTCGGCGGCGAGCAGTTCAAGGCAAACGCGAGCCAATATCTGATTCGGCGCGGCAAAGAACCAGGGGATGTATACGCCGAACGATTAAACCGAGTGTTCTACGAGAACTATATCGGGTCGATTGTGGATTGGTACGCCGCGACGTTATTTCGCCGTGAGCCAGTGATTACGTTCTCAGGACCAAATGAAACTGCAAAAGCATTCTTCGGGCAATTGATCGAAGACGCGGATCGCAGAGGCACGAAGGCGGCAGATTTTTTCCGGACTCAGTTTGTCGAAGCCCTTATCACCGGAGCAAGCTACGTGCTGGTAGATTTTCCTCGCGTGAACGTCGTGGCGGGAACAAGAGCGGAAGAGGATGCTCTCGGCTTGTCGAACGCCTATCTGGTCCCTTATCGCGCAGAGGATGTGATCAATTGGGAGCTCGATGACGACGGCAACTTCGAATGGGTGGTGGTTCGAACGTCGGGATTAAGGAAGCCACAGATCGAAGACCCGGAGTGGCGTAATGTCACGCGTTGGACGTACTTCGACAAGCAGACCTTCAGAAGATATCGACGCGTCTCCGATGATGCAGACATTGTTCTCGAGGATCAGGGAACGCATGGGCTAGCAAAGCTCGGGCAGGTGCCTTTGTTCGGATTGAGAATCTCTGAAGGTCTGTGGATGTTGAATCGTGCGGGGTCACTGCAGCTCGAACACTTCAATAAGTCAAACGCGTTGAGCTGGGCGCTGACCATGGGTCTTTTCGCGATGCCAGTGGTTTACTCCGATCGCGAATGGAGTCAGATGGTCGGGGAGAGCTACTACATTCAACTCGGTCCGCAAGACAGATTCGGATGGTCGGAGCCGGAAGGCAAGGTCTACCAGATCGCGGCAGACAATCTGGTTCGGCTGCAGGAAGAAATCTACCGGGTGTGCTGTCTCACACAGGCGGGCGCCGCACTAGATGTGACGGGCAAGCAGAGCGCATTGGCAAAGCAGCGCGACTTCTCGATCACACAGGAGATGCTGCGAGGGTACGGAGATGCAATTAAGGAGCAGATCCGGCGCGTGCTGCACGGGATCGAGGCTGCTCGCGAAGACGGGATCGATATCGATGTCGTCGGCATGGACGAATTCGATATCGCGGATTTTGGTACCGAGCTTGAAGACGCCAAACAGTTGCTGGATCTGGGTTTGGTGTCGCCGACTTTAAAGAAAGAAGTCTTTAAGAAACTTGCGCTGAAGTATCTTAGCGATGCAAAGCAGCCTGTGAAGGATCGCATCGTTGCGGATATAGAGGCGGCATAAGGAGAGCGGGACATGGCGGACGAAGAGAAGAGCCCATCGCTAATGGACGAGCTGGCGGCGGAGCGACGCAAGCGAGAGAGCCTGGAGCAGCGCGTGAATGAGTTGGTCGCGGCTGCTGAAGAAGCGGAGCGCACCTCGGCCATTCGCACGGAGCTACAGCGGCTGGGCATCGCGAAGGTGGATTTGGCGTATAGAGCAGTAAAAGACGATTTGAAGAAAGTTTCGGCCGGAGAGATTCGGGAGTATCTGACGCAGTTCGCGGCAGAGAATCCAGAGTTCTTGCCGGCTCGGATGACGGGCGGCTCGGGAGCAGTGGGCGGTCTGAAGAGTGGCCCGGTGAATGTCGGAGTGGATCTCGACAAGATCCGCCCTGATATGAGCCCCGAAGAACGAGAGCGGGTTCGTCAGGAGATCGCGCGGGTGGCTTCGCAGACACTGCGCGGCGGGTGGTAGAACGCGCAGAGTGAGTTAGCAGAAAGAGACAACTGGAGGACCGAATAAAATGGCAGCAATTACATCAGCGAATGTAGCCAACGCGATTGTGAAACTGGTGGCGGCAGATGCGTTACCGGCTTTGATGGGGAACCTGGTAATGGGCAACCTTGTCAATCGCGACTACGAACCAACGTTGGCGCAGGCGGGCGACACGATCAATGTGGCGATCCCTCCCACGCTGACAGCCAACAACATCGCGGAAGGCGGCACGGTGACGACGCAGAACCCGAGTCTGGGGAATGCGCAAATCACTTTGAACATGCGGAAGCGACGTTCCTTGTTCCCGACGTAACCAAAGTTCTTGCGGTGCCGGATCTTCTGAAGCTGTATATGCAGCCGGCAGTGGTTGCGCTTGCCGAGAAGATCGAGAGCGATCTGCTGTCACTCTATCCGCTGTTCTCCTCGAACGCACCGGTCGGCACTGGCGGCACGGCGATTACCGAAGCGGTGATCGATTCGGCCGAAACAGCATTGTTCTCAGCGAAGGTTCCACCAAGCCAGCCAAAGTATCTGGTGGTGGATCCGGCGACTTATAGCACGATTCGTCAGATTCCGCGCTTCAGCGAGTACGACACGGCCGGCGACGCAGGATTGCGTGCACTGGTTGATGGCGCGGTCGGCAAGATGAAGGACCTCTTCATCTTCCGTTCGCAATTCATCGTTAAGACGGGCACATCGCCGGTAACGACCAACAATCTGGCGTTCGCTCGCAATGCTCTGGGCCTCGTTGTTCGCCGCTTGCCGCAGCCTCTTCCCGGGACTGGCGCTGTTGCTGAATACGCAGAGTTGGGCAACTTCGGTATGCGCGTCACGATGAGCTATCAGCCGAACACGCTGGCTCAGCAGTTCACGGTTGATGTTCTGTATGGCGCGGGTGTGCTCCGAAACAATCACGCAGTGCAGGTCCGCAGCTAGTTTCTGGACATGTGTCGGTAGAGAGCCTCACGAGGGCGGCTTCTTTTTCGATCGAACTAAAGTCGGTCAGGCCGCCCTCACTTTTTTGAGAAGGAGAGCGAATGGACTTACGCGAGTATTACCGGAAGATTCGTGAACAAGAACAAAAGATCGCGGAGCCGTTCGTGACGGTGGTGAGTTTGCAAACGCGCGACGGTGGACGGCCCGGGCGAAAGACGGTTGTGCCACGCGCCGTGGCGGCGAAGATGATCGTCGATGGAAAGGCGGAACTGGAGGAGAGATGCTGCTGACGGACGGTAATCCGAATACGACGGAGGATTTGCGAACGTACGAGTCGGCGATTCTGAGCGTGGCAAATACGGAGTCGATTGATCTGAGCGTGAAACTCGGATTGGCGACGGAGGAGATCACGCAAGACGTGGTCGATTTCCTCTTGAACCGTTCGAACGGGAACGATCCACAAGGCGCCGCGCGGAGGTCGGTGGGCGTTTCCGATGTCGTCGTGACGAAACAAATGAAACGATGGCATGCCCTACATACGCTGGCAATCGCTTATCGGGATGCGTTCAACAACCAACTGAACGATCGGTATGAAGCGAAGTTTCAGGAGTACCGGGCGGTCGCAGTGCAAGCTCGATCGCTGACGCTTCAGTTTGGGGTGGGGCTTGTGTACAAGCCTCTGCCCCAGGCGACTTCGCCAAGCTTCGGATTCGCACCGGGGCCGTTCGAATCGACGACGTACTTTGTGCAAGTCGCATGGGTGTCGACGACGGGACAAGAGGGACTGGCCAGCAACGTTATTACATACGACGCTGCGGCGGGAACCGTTCCGGTTGTGACTACGAGGAACGCTCCGCAGGGTGTGACGGGCTTCGACGTATACATGGGTTTGTCGCCAGAAACGCTTGCAAAACAGAATGATGCTCCAATCGCATTGACGGATGCATTCACCTTGGCAGAGACCGGACTAATTCACGGAGAAGCTCCGAGCGAAGGGCAAACCCCGGATTTTTACGTTGCCGCGACAAATACTTTGAGGCGGGGGTGAGCGAGTGGCAAAGACAGGAAGCGTAGCAGCTCGCAAGGTCGTGGAGCTCTTGATCGCGCCGGAAGCGGGCGTGGCACGCGCAGTTGCCGAACTCGCGGAGGAATCGGGTGTGGCTTTGGCTGCGTTGCCGCCAGCACACGTGATGAATCAAAATGTCGCGGCGGATCTGATCGAGAAGAGCCAGGTCGTTAAATATCCGGTTATCCACGTTTATGCAGATCGAATCCAGAATGAATTGAAAGAGAAATTCCGGACGTTCTCAGGAAGCGTGCGGACTGTCACGGAAGTTCGCGTGTCGCATGACCGCCTTGAGGGACTTGAAGACCGGTTGCGATTATACGTGGACGCGGTGACACGCGTGCTTGATAGTAATCGCGGGTCCTGGGGCGAGGGAGCGTTTTTTGCGGGGAAGTATGAAGTTACGATCGATCCGGTCAAACATGGCGGCCGGAATTTCTTGCAGGTAGCGAAGGTCGTTTTTGAAGTCGATTTGTCGTTATAGGGGCCGCGAGGCGGGATGGATCAAATATGTCTTGCTACATTTCTTCAAACAATAATCGGGCGTTCGTAGCGCTCGAGTCGATGTACGGAACGATCGCTGCTGTCACCGCGGAGAATCGCATTCCGCTCGTGAGGCTGGCGGCACGTCAAACGCCGGTTACGTCCAAGCGCCGTGATAAAACAGGAAGCCGCACATTCGCGGGACTTCCGAACCGGCTGCGCAAAGATACGACGTTCCGACTGAACACATTGATGACGAGCTGGACGAACTCGCCTGCAGAGCCGGGACACGGACCGTTATTTCGCGCCGCGCTGGGCGGAGCTCCGCTGTTTTTCGGAGGCGGGGGTGTGAGCAGCATGGCATCGCAGACGCAGGTTTCATTCACAGCGGCCCATGGACTGGCCGTGGGGCAGGGCGTAACGTGCGGCGGAGAGATGCGGTTCGTGACCGGTGTGATGAATGACACCACGATTGCGATCAATGCCCCATTCAGCGTTCCGCCAGCAGATGGAGCCGTGTGCGGGCCTACTGTGACGTATCCTCTCGCGACGGATCTGATGAGCGCGAGCATTCACGATTATTGGGATCCCGCCGAAGCGGTACAGCGAATCGTTCATGGGGCGGCGATGGACACGATGAAAGTGAAGATCAATGGGGATTTTCACGAGTTCGAATTTTCTGGTTCGGCAAAAGATATCGTTGACAGCACTACCTTCGAGGCGGGGCAAGGTGCGCTGAACGAGTTTCCCACCGAGCCGTCGTCGATTGGCTTTGACTACTCAGTGGTACCAGGACACCTAGGCCAGGTCTGGATGGGCTCGGCGCCCAGCCGGATGCTCTCGTTGACGTCCGCGGAGCTGACGGTTGAAAACAATATCGATCTCCGAGCACGCGAGTTTGGGAGCGATTCGGCAAGCTGCATAACGGCCGGACAGCGCGTCGTTCGGTTGAACTTCAGCATTTTTGAGCAGGACGACGAAGAGTCGCGCGAGTTGTATCAAGCATCGAGGCAGAGGTCGCCGATCGAAGTGATGTTCCAGCTCGGCGAGCAACAAGGGCAATTGTTCGGTGTCTATATGCCGGCGATGGTGCCGGAGATGCCTCAGTTTAGCGATAGCGATAACCGATTGGAATGGGCGTTCGACAATAGCCAGGCGCAAGGAACAATCGATGACGAACTCTATGTCGCATTCGGATAAATGTTGGCTAGAGTACACCAGCTCGCTGTGGTGCGACGCGGAAAGCTGTAACGGGGTGCGGTACCAGATCGCGCGAGTCTCGGTCGGTCGGCGGATCGAACTCGCACGGAGGATTCGTGAACTCGGAAGAAAACTAGAGTTCTTCGAAGCGTCAAGCGATGCTCGGGAAAAGCTGGAAGCAATAGTGCTTGCGCTGGAGATCGATCGCGCGTATCTCGAATGGGGCCTCGAGGCGGTCGAGGGATTGATCATTGATGGCGAGGCGGCGACACCGGCGTCCGTGATCGAGCACGGACCTGCTGCCTTGAGCGCGGAGATTCTTGCGCGTATCAAGTCTGAGTGCGGCTTGAATGAAGAAGAACGAAAAAATTAGTCGTCGCATTCCATTTTCTTCGTAGCGAACAATCCCGCTGGAAATGCGACGAGTGCCGTAAACAGGGGTTGGAACGACGGCGGCGTTGCGGGTTTTTGGCAGAGGAGAAGCGCGGCCCGACGCGATTAGTGTGGGTGCACGGGCGGACGGGCACGCAGGAGTGTCCCCGCTCGCTGATTACGGCGGCGAGCGTAGAAACGGTTGAGCGGTATTTCGTATGGAAGGCATCGACCGGCGGGCGCTGGGAGCAGTTGAGCGCTCGCGATGCGGATGGCTTCCAGCAATTAGAAAGCGAATGGCGAGCGGAGGCAAGAGATGACGAATCCAATAGCAAACGGCGCGACGGGGAACGTTGAAGCAATGCTAACGGCGGCGATAGCTCCGCTGAATAACACGGGTTCGAAAGATTTGGCGACACAACTGGACCGGTTGACGACGCAACTGCAGCAATTACAGACGGTCAATCAGGCGGCGCTTGAATCGACGGTCACGAATACGCAGGCAGTGCAGGCCACGACTGCAGCTACGACGAGTTCGAAGTCCAATGAGTCGACGGGGCAGACGATTGGCAACACGATTCTTAGTGTTTTGGGCACCGGCATAGGGCTGAGCCCTTTAATTTCTGGCATCGTGCACCTGTTTGGAGGAGGTGGAGGCAGTTCGAGTGAGCCGCCCCCGTTGGTGAAATTCGCGCTGCCCGCCTCCCAGAGCGTGAACGCGGGGGTCAGCTCCGCAGCACCTGGGCAGGCGTTCGGGGTCGATGAAGCTCAGGGCGGGTCGCCACGGCCAGTAACAACGACTGTCACGGCGCCGCAGATCACAGTGCAGGTCCAGGCGATGGATAGCCGATCGTTCCTGGATCACAGCAACGATATCGCACTGGCCGTGCGCCAAGCCATGCTCGAATCGAGCGTCCTGAACGATGTCGTGAGGGAGGCGTAGGGTGGCGGCGTTTCCTGCACTAAAAACGGGCGCAGTGGCGCAGTATCCGTCGCAGCGATCGACGAGATTTTCGACAGCGCTGTATGAGTTCGTCGACGGAAGCGAGCAGCGGTTTCCATTATTTGGGTCGCCACTGCGGCGCTGGGAGGTGCGATTGGAGTTGCTCGACGAACTGGAGCTATTTCGTCTCGAACAGTTTTTCGTCGAACACGCGGGCGCGGGCGGACATTTTTCGTTTGTCGATCCGTGGGATGGGATCGATTACCCAGACTGCAGTTTCGAGAGCGACGAAGTAGAGCTGATTTTCGCTGGAGCCGGGAACGGACAAACCACAATCGTCATTCAGGAGAATCGCTGAGCATGCTGGTATTCCCACAACTATCGACGGGTACAGTGGCTCTGTATCCCTTGCAGCGCCGGCGACTTCGCCGAACGGTGACGAATCAGCTTGCGGGCGGACAAGCGGTACGATACAGCGATCCGGACTTCTCGACTAGCTCCTGGGAGTTGGAGATCACGGGAGCGAATCTCACGGAGTGGACTGCCATCGAGCAGTTGTTCATGAGCACGGCGGGGCGGGCAAAAACGTTTACGTTCCTTGAGCCCGCAGGAAACTTGCTGTTACAGAGCGAAGCTCTTGCGGCACCAGAATGGAATCCATCCGCGCTGATTTCCTTGATGGACGGGATTGAGGACCCGTTTGGCGGAATATCGGCGGCTCGGGTGCTGAATGCGGCTCCAACTAGCGGGGATCTTTCGCAGCCCATCGCGGTGCCGGGGAACTTTCAATACGCATTCAGTGTATGGGCAAGGGCCGGATCGACGTCGAGCGTGGGATTGTTCGCAAGCACAGACGGGGGCGAAGTCGAGCGGAGCTTCACCCTTACATCGGAATGGAAGCGCGTCGTTCTTCCTGTCACGCTGGGATTGGCAACCGAATCGGTGACATTCGGCGCACGGTTGGTAGCGGGGGACAGCGTGGAACTCTTCGGGATGCAGGTGGACGCCCAACCAGGACCAGGCGGGTATCAGAAGACGGATGCTAAGGGCGGTGTGCATTCGAATGCACGATTCGACGATGATGTGTTGAAGGTGTCGGCTCAAGGCCCGGACGTGTTTGACGCGGTGATTCGAGTGGTAAGCAAGGGGAACTGAGAGCGTGACGACGATCGACGAAATCAAAGAGTTAGAACTAAGCTCGACGCCGTTATTCTTGTTCGACTGCACCCTTCCGAACGGGAGTGTCGAGCGATGGGGCACACACGCGATTTCTTTTGAAGGCGACAGCTATGCAGCGCGGCTAATGCGCCACAACCTGTTTGAGTTGAAGTCATCTTCCGATGACGGTTTCGATGGGGCAGCCAAAGTCAGTGTGACGCTGGCAAATGCGGACTCGCATTATTCGCAGATTGAACGTGAGATTGGGTTTAAGGGCGCCAAGGTAACAATTAAGTTTCTGTTCTACGACCTTGCAGCTGGAATAGCTGCGTCGGAAGCTCGCGTGGTGTTTCAAGGGATCGCCGGTTCAGCAGATGAGATCACGGAGGATGCGCTCCGAGTCACGTTTGCGAATCGGTTCAATCTGCAGCGCATTGTCCTTCCGGAGGTGCGCATTCAAAGGCGCTGCCCGTGGTTGTTTCCCGCGACGGAGGATCAACGGCGCGAAGCAGTCGATGGAAGTGCGAAGGGCCATTATTCAGCCCTCTATCGCTGCGGATATTCGGCTGGAGTGGAGGGTGGGGAAGGGGCACTGAACGGGACGGAACCATTCACGACCTGTGACTACACGCGGACTGGCTGTACTCAGCGAGGAATGTTTCAGCTCGGCCGGTTTGGGGGGTTAGGGTTTGTTCCGCCGCAAATTCAAGTACGGAGCCACGGCGAGTCTGGCTCGCATTTGTCGGCTCTGGTCGAGAACGAAGCTCGGTATAACGATGTTGTTCCACTGGTCTACGGAACAGCTTGGTACGATCCCCCGGTTGTGTTCGCGCGCAATGATGGCAATCTCACACATGTTGAAGTGCTGCTCGGCATGGGAGAGATTGACGATGTTTTGAAGGTCATCGTCAATGACGTAGAGATTCCAGAAGCTGTCGGCGGAACGGATATGACTGCGACCGGATGGTATAGCGTCGTGACGCCGGGATCGCGATCGGGTGCGCAGAGCCCTGATTTCACCGACAGCATGGGAAATCGGTTGGGTGATACCTACGGAAGCATGGCGATGGCTTCCGTCGTTGTGCCCAATCGTATTAGCAACGGGCAGTCGCTTCCGAAGGTCAAAGTATTCCTGCGCGGCATGAAGCTCGAACAGTTTGATACGAGCGGCGCAGTGCTTGGCGAATCGTTCACGGCGAATCCCGCGTGGATCATTCTCGACGTGTTGCGGCGAAGCGGGTGGCTGAAGAGCGAGATCGATCTGGCAAGCTTCGCCACGGCTGCGGCTTACTGCGGCGAGACTATAATCACGACCGATTTGTATGGGAACGAATCCGCCACCCAAAGGTATCAGTGCAACTTAGTCGTACGTGGCCGAAGAAGCGCCGCAGAATTGCTGCGAGGGATTCGCGCGGGATCGTCTCTCATGTTGACGTACGGCTTGAGCGGCCTGCTCACGCTGCGAGTTGAAAATAGCATCGATTTACAGCAGCCGGCAAAGCCAGGGGGGAGCAATAGTACGGAGGCGCTGGGTGGTGGCTGGCCCGCGTACGAGTTCAGCGACGGCTCAGCGGAGTTTTCGGGGATACTTCGAAAGTCGAACGGTGATCCAGCCTTACGGCTGTTCTCGAAGTCAGCGGCCGACACGCCTAACCGCCTGACCGTCGAGTTTCAGGACCAGTACAACGAGTATCAGCAAGATAGTTTGTCGCTGGTCGACGTGGATGATGCGCTACTGACAGGACGAGAAGTGACTGCCTCGTTTGGTGCGCTTGGGCTCCCGAACTTCGATCAAGCAACGCGCGCACTGCAACTGCAGCTGTCGAAGTCGATCCAGGGGAATACGTTCATCGAATTTGAGACGACCGTTCGAGCGATTGGGTTGGCTCCCGGCGATCTGATCACGGTTACGTATCTTAAAGAAGGCTTGCAGCGACAGCTGTTCCGCGTGATCCGACTGGCTCCGGGTCAGAACTTCCAGACGGTACAAATCACAGCCCAGTGGCACGACGATTCCTGGTACACAACGGGTGGTGCTGATTCCGTCGGTGGGCGGCGACGAAGTGGCGCAGGCGTCGGTTTGCCAAGGCCTCTCGTTGGCACGGAGTTGGATGCAAATGGGATAGCCCAATTCACCGTAACCGACGAAGTGCAGGCACTGCCAAACGCGGACTTTTTCGTTCGGCTGAAGGCCGCATTTCAGGTCCCCGCGAAACCAACGCCAGCTAGCGTTAACGTTCCACTCCTAAGTTTGACGCCAACGATTGAGAGCACGAGCGGCGCATTCGGTGGCGCGCAATCTCTTTACTATGCAATAAGCGCGAATGATGCTTCGGGTGCCGAGAGCGGACTATCATTCACTGTTCGCGCCAAAATACCCGTCGGGGCGACCACCAACTCTGTCACAATCGAGAACCTTAGCTTTTCGGCCGCAACATCCGGGTTCAACGCCTATAGGGGATTCTCGCCATCACAATTGTTGCTGGTTGCGGAGAATCAGCCGGTTGCGGCGTCGTTCACCGACCCGGGACTGGCACCTCAATTGCAAGGCCCACCTGATGAAAACTTCGACCATGCCAACTTCTATTGGCGATCGGAATTGGTTCCCGAGTACAACGCGGAGACTTTTTCGCTCACAAACATTGGGAACTCGACGCTGAGTCTCGGGACAGACACGTTCAAAGGTGCGACGATTCGCATCATGCGCGGTACGGGAGCTTCTCAGGAGCGAACGGTCGTTACGAACGATGACACGAGTCTGACAGTGTCGCCGCCATGGCGTGTTCCACCGGATGCGACGAGCTTCTTCACCGTCGCAGAGGGTACGTGGAAATTCGGAGGCATGGCCGCAGCAAGCCCAGTTGAATTTCAGGGACCACCGATACCCGGATCGACGGTACAAATCTCTGGTCGGGCGGCAAACGTTCTCGATCGCGAAAGCGCGTACGAACTGAGCCCCATCACGCGATGGCAGATTGGTTCAGGTGGAGGAGTCGACACTGATGCGCCGCCGCCTCCTTCTTATGATCTGAAGTTGATCGGGAATGGTTCGCTTGAATTAAGCAACATTGCGTTCTCTACGTTTGCCAATACTTACGGGATCACCGCCGGAATTCTCGATCTGTTCTGGTGGGACGAGACAACAAGTCCGAGTGCCTACAATCTGGCGGCGGATGTTAGCACCGCGGACACGACAATTTCGCTCTCGTCGGCGGCAACGTCTGCCGTTCCGTTAGTCCAGATCGGCGGGGAGATTTTGGAAGTGATCGAAGTATCAGGCACCAACTATCGAGTAATGAGGGGAGCACAGAGGAGCACTGCCGAAACGCACTCGGCTGGTGATCCGGTTTATCACTTGAAACGGAGCACGCAAGTCATTCCGTTCGTAAAGGGCTTTTTCGGTAGCGAGGCGAGCCACACATTCCGGCATTCGGTTTTTCTTCCGGACGTTCGCGTGGGCGTGGCGAACCTTTATATGCTCAACGCGTTTGGGAACGGTGGGGTCGGGTTCGTTCCCTTGGGGACGAGCGAAGATGGGGGACTGCGGACTTTGTCGGGCGGGCAAATTTCGATTCAATACGACGGGTATCTGGCAGCCGAGGACGATGCAACGCCGCCGTTGGTGATCGACCGATCCCATGCCGTCGGCGACATCTCGGCGGTGGTTCGCGAAGCGCCTGTGGGCGGCGACATCGAGCTGAGGTTGCGACAGGACAGCGATACCTACTGCACCCTAACAATTCCTTCAGGAGAAACGAGCACTTCAGTCCCAATCGACGGATTTGGGCTCGTCCCTCTTACCATGGGCAAGCGTCTCTGCCTTGACATCGTGACCGTGCCCGGATCCGCCGGCACTTTTCCAGGCCGCGACCTCACAATCACCATTCGGATGTAGCTTCTCGCACGAACATGCCAGAGTCGATCGAAAAACTTCGTCCCGATCGGGACCTGCAGTGTTACTTCTACGACGAATCCGCTATCGCCGCGTTTAGCGAAGCGTCTCCGGAGGCGTTCAATGTCTCCGGAACGTGGCGGCAGCAGTTCGATTGGTGCGTCGTCGAGTGGAATCGCGATAACGTCTTCGAGCACCCGGCGATTCGTACGCTTCCAGATGGGGACTTGAGCGGCCTCGTTCTTACGTATGATGAGACTCGCGAAAACTGCATTGCGCTCGATTCCGATTTATCGCCGACGGTCGATTGGCCGTATCTGCGTGTGTGGGCGGGGGACAATGGAGCCGAACAAATTTACTTTGTTCCCTTGAAGGACCACGCGACGCCGATCGAAGGATCGTATTCATCCGCATATGCGGATTTCACCTTGTCTGGGACTGCAGCAAGCGCCGGAATGGCGGGCCTTTCGTATACAGGGGCCAATACTCCTCCAGTGAATTTTGCCCTAGCCACTCATGAGGGCGATTCTGCAGAGGCTGTTGCTGGGGCCATAAGGAGCGGAATCAACGCGTATGAATTTTCGCTGACGAAGGCGAACGGCATAGGGACTACGGTCCGCGCCTATTACACAAAGGGAGCGTCACTAGAGGATGCGACCACGGGCATAAACGGAAGTCGGTTCGGCATGTTTGCCTATGCTTCAGGTGGGCTTTCATGGGATGCTGCCGGACATACATTTGCTCATGGGACATCGCCAACCAAGTGGCGAATCAACCTGGATTTTTCGAACTTAATGGGGCTCGTCAAGAATGCCGCAGGTGCATTCGAAAGCGATCTCGTGAAAATCCCCACAGGCCAAGTACGAAAGCTGAGGTGGACCTATTCCGCCGATCAGCAACCGAGTGACTTCGTTCGTAGTGAGTTTAAGGTTGGCATTTCGAATTGGACGGTCACTGGCACCGGCAGGACATACTCTGTGGCGGGCCCCGGGTCCTGGAGGATTGAAGACAACGATTCGAGAGTCGCATATGGCGGCGACTGGCAGGTGGATCGAGGGAACTACTCAGGCGGAACGGCCCACTATACAGTCAACGACGGTGATTCACTAGCGGTCACGTATGTTGCCAGCTCAGAACACACACTCTACGTAGGGACGCGTTACTTGGACAACGCGCAATCGCGTCATTTGAAGTGGATGGTGACCCTGCGGGGTCGGTCAACCTCAGAATCCCTCTAGAAGATGCCTTAATCCGATGGCGAGTAGGAACGTACGGTCCCGGGACACACACACTGACGGTGCGGCAGAGCAGCACGGGTAGAATCGACTTCGACTTTGCAGAGATTGCTGTGCCGACGACGGAGCTACCAACATTTCCCGAAATTCCAGGAGTGACACTTGCGACCGATTGGGATACGTTGCATTCGGTTGCAATCGCGCCGGAGCGGACGGCATGGATGATCCGTTCCCTGGGCTTTACGGGACGGCAAAATCACTACGTCGGCGCGCTTCTCTTCTATGAAACTCACAATCCAGGTAACCGATATGCGACCGGTTCATTTACGTTCGCCGGGACGCCCATCGCGGGAACGACGATTAAAATAACGGTCGGACCGTGGGATGGTTTGATCGGCGTCGAACGTCAAGTAATGGAGGGCGAAACGCTCGAGACGGTTGTTCTGTCGTTCCAACAGGAGTTCAGTAAGGGATATTCCACG